TCAGTGGGTACATCCACACCCGTCTGACCATCAGTCGTTGAACTTGTTTGATCTGTTCCTGGATAGTGGATACTCTTAGTTGGGTCGTTGGCCGGATTTAAGGTCCCATCACTCAAGCCAACACCCTCCCAACCTCGTGGCCGGTTGGCATCAACATAGAGAACGCGAGCCGATGTTGCTTTCCGACGAACAATAGAAAGGAGCTTCTGGATATTATTGTTCAGGAAATCAGCCCAACCTTGTGCAGTGGCATCTATCGGAACCGGACCCTCCTGGTTGTATCTCTCACCAGCAGCAATCAGTCCCAAGTTTGCAAATTTTGTCAATCCACGAATTCTAACAAACTGAGTATCTTCACCAACCACACCCTGGTTAACAGTCAACTGAACCAAATAGGCTCCGTCGAAATCTGCCGTGAAACTTGTGGTACGGAGGGCAGCAGACGTTAACGTTGCAGTAGAGGAAGTCCCACCGGATGAAACCGGCTTGTAGGAGAGCATCCATTGGTAACTGGTCTGGTCGATGTTCGGGCATTCCAGATTGACCACATCACCTTTTCGGAGAATATTCTCACTGGTATTGGTGAAGGGGCCATAGGTGGTGGCTCCTCGGACGATTGTATATCTAATATCGGCTGGCATGATTTCTCCTTAATCAAAACACCTCTGTAAGAGGCTGGTTATCAATTGAAAACCACATCACCGAGTAAAAAAGATGGTGGCATCTTCCCCATCCACCCGCCGAGGTGTTTGCATTCCTAACCTATCGACATCAACTTTATATGACTGAGAACCAATGGCCTTAGACATTCTCCGCTGTAACCGTAGGATATTAGGAGCTATTTTCACTCTGGTAGCCGGGCCTATGGCAACTCCGAGAAGTCCACCATTATTCCCTACCAAAGTCTTCAATTTATAGGAACCGGAATTTGGCCCGGCAGTAAAAGTCAGGATTTCCCCTTCAACAGCATTCTCCCAAGATTGATTTGGATCTTCCAACACATCTCCATTCACAGTGGCCGTCCCAATCAATCCTGTCGGCGAAGTTGTGTATGCCCGAAAGATCGGATCATCTCCAACTGGAAAAAATAGCACTTCTTCCACTCTGAAATTCCCTGAGTAATCCTCATCCAAATGGACAGGGATTCCTTCATTATCTCCAATGTGTTCAGAGTTTGGACCATCCAAAATAGTCAGAATTGCTCCCGGTTGGATAGAAGTGAAATCCCTGGTCGGGTCACTAAACAAAGTCCGGTCTGTCAGAGTGATTCCAGCAGTTCCAGTTACCCGTTTTGCACCCAACCAGAACCTTCGAAGATCCTGATAGTAATAGCTCGTAAGATCGAAAGTCATCGATTCTGTAAACAGGTGTTGAAATGAATCCTTGAACAAGTGCCGGTAATCATAAAGAGTATGCCCCGGCTTCAATGCCCGGAGGACAATCTGAACATTCCTGGCCAAATTGAAAGGATCTTCCGAAGGGAATTTGTAGAGGGGAATGTCCTCCCCGTTGATTTCAACCGTCCCTGCTTCTTCACTGATGTTGATCTCAAAGGTAAACTGGTCATCAACTCCCCAGGCAGAAGTACCTTTCAATTTACGGGCTTCAATTCCCCGCTCGATCACTTCCACGGTTGCATCCGTCAGAAGCTCGATTCCTTCCTTAATCACATCCGGTTTGGCTCCTCGAAGGAGCAAGAGAACCATATTCTGAAGGAAATCTCGATAGGTTAAGTCACCTTCGATCTTTGGCCAACCGTCGGTCTTTGCATCGGGAAATACCAATGAACCAACTATCTGCCAGAGGAATTCAGGACGAGTGTAATCGGTAAAATTATCAGCCATTGTTTCTTGGGCAGTTATCTGAATATCTGCAATTTTCTCGGCAGCAGCCTGGAACTGAAGTGTATAGAAAGGGCCCGATACCTGAGACACATAATTACTGGGCAATACTTTCATAAATGCCGACATGATCCGATCCACCTGGCTACGGACAGCATTCTTCCGGTTCTGGCTGTCTGCAACAGGAGCCGGATTCTGCGGGATCGACGAAGGAAATAGATTTTTGTCTTGTGGTTTATCGGCCATTATGTACTCCGTCTTCCGCCACTAACGATAGATGAGAAATCTGTGTCTTCATCATACGTGAATTCCAGATTACCTAACTCGAGATATTGAATCGGAAGAACCCTAATGTTTTTCACACCGGTATCCCCAGACACCACATATGTTACCTGATAGACATTATCCAACGGAGTTTCTGCCGTGGGTAATGCAACCAAAACCCTATTGGCTGTAATCTCAACTCTGTGCTCAAGTATTTCAGCGTCAGTGGCAAACGGGTAGGCAGCCTTCAACGTGGCATTATCACTGTAGCCCGGGATATTCATCCCTGAATTTCCGATGATGTATGCCCCATAAGAAGTTCGGTTCAAAGGAACTCCGTGAGAATCGGGAGTTGTATTGTAGGTAGTCATCAAAGTGCTGTTCAGATAGACACCCTTGGTTTCGTTAAAAGCTCCACCTGAATTGGCTGTACCGGATTCGAGTTGATTCTCCAGGATGTAAACTTTGACCAGGTCGGTAGCCCAATCTGTAATCTCAGTGTAATCGATAGAAGTATCCGTCAAAACACGCTCCATAAGAGCCTGAGAGCCGTCTGTACGAGTCATTTTTGTCAAAGGTACAACTACATAGGAAACCCCATCAACTTCCTCTATAGCCCCAATAATATCCGACTGCCGCACTGGAGTTCCATCTTTGAAAGTCCCGAATAAACGAGCCAAAGCAGTTCGAACATCACTGTTCACCACATAAAGGGTGTTGTTTTTCTCAGTTACGATAGTTGCCGTGATATCAACACCGATAGCAAACGAATCTTTTGCCAACACATCGGCCATAATACTTCGAGTGCCCTCCAAATCCTGTTGGGCTGTCCCAACCAGAGAATTGACCTCATAAGTGACTACAAAATTCTCATCGTGGTCGTAATCTACGGAAACAGTTTCACCTTCGGTAATCCGACTCAGTGTCGTTGGAACGATCCCCAAGGGATAATCCCCAGCCTCATCCACAAACGAGAAGTCCGGTTCAACTCCCGGATGATACGGTCCATAATATTCAATGGATCTATCAGCATTGTACACCCGTACAGTAATCGGATTGATCCCCAAATTGTCCAAGTATTCGGTTGTGTCTAAAATAACATGTTGTTCACCAGACACCGTAATAGGGTCACCGGAAGGGATCTGAGTGAAGTCATTCACTGGCTGGACAATTTGCATATAATCACCGGACTCTGTAGACCGGCCTAACTCTAAAGGCTGACTTCCAGCAAACAATTTGTACAAATCAGGATCGATTGTACCGGATCGAGTCGGGTCACCTACCAAACCTGTGATTTCCCGAACCGGCTGTCTTTGAAGCACAACCTTGTTACTGGTTCTGTATCGATAAGACCCTCGAAATATGTCTGTCAAAGCTATGTTCGCCGGGTCGTTGTGATCTGAGGACAATTGGATTGTGTTGTAAGACGTGATTTCAACATCGGTCAGATCAAAAATCTTTCCGGTTGTGTCATCCGTGAACATAAATCCCCAATCTTCATTATCCAACATCTCCATAATAGGATTGTCTTTCGACAAACTTGAGTTCACTGCTCGAAATTTCATATCCGAAATGGAACCGACCGGTTCGAACTGACCCCGGTTCACAATCTCAAACGAGAAAGCAAAACTATCTTGGATAGTTGCCAGGTTCTCACCTCGTGTCCAGACATCTACTTTGCCGCCGGTATGATTCCCAGTAGCTGGATTGATATCCCGAAGCATCAAGGAATTCCCTGCATCGATAACAATGGATTCCAACACACCACTGATATTATTTGTGGTCTGAACATACCCTCGGTAAGTACTGGTATCTACACCAGACAAAGCCCCGTCTGCACGGGTGGCTAACTGATGGTTCGTTTCAACATCACGACCTCCGTAAGCCGGTACATCATTGTAACAAAGAACTCCTGAAGGGCCACTCTGGAATGAACGAATCTGGCCGGAAGTTACATTTCCAGCACTCCCTGGATTGACGGCCTCGACAAATAGTCTGGTGAAATACCGTCCTGTAACCGGATTATAAGACGAACCGATCCCTGTCGGGGTGATGTAACCTGTCGAAGTTGTTCGGAATGTTTGGCTACCGGCAACGGCAATTGTCCCTAAAGGCATAAAAATAGAAGATGCCGGTTTAGTTGTCACGTAAGCAATGATCTCACTCCGTGACCGACGACCGATCAATCGAGAAATTCCCCGCTGGGATGCCAGTCGGTCAAAGGCATTGTCGATCATATTCTGAACATCAGTGTTGGTTTGAAGATAAAACGCCTGCTTCAAAGCCAACTTGTACGGTGAGTTGTTCACCGAAATAGAAGTCCCATTGTTATTAGGATCATCGATGCTCAACAAAGTTGAGAAAGCCTGACAAGCCTGAATGAATCCCAGGATAAACCGGATACGTTCGGCCTCTGACGAGAATGGATCAACGAAAGTATCCCGAAGTACTGCTCCGGGTTTAATGTCCAACTCGGGATGGGATCGGTATATCGATAACGAGACGTCCCGAACAATCTGTTGACGGGATACCGAAGGCAAAGAGGACACCAACGGAGACACAATGATTGGGGAGGCCGCAATCTCAGGAGAATAGGAGGACTCGTATTCTTTTCCCTCAATCAGGTAAAGTGCTGTGACTACATAATAAAGTGGGTCAGTATCTAATAAAGTAGAGAAATCTGAATGGGGGACTGCCGGGTTTGTTTCTGTTATGCTGGCCGTAGCTTTTCGATTATGTATGAATGAAAAGCGTTCCAACTCCTGAACAGATTCAAAGCTGATGGACGTTCGGATTTGATCGATGGTATCAGATATACTGATACGTTGGTTCAAATCTGTTTGAAGAATATCACCAGTTCGATCCTCTTGGGTACTGGTCATATGGATGTATTGAGGCTCTGCTGCCAAGTTACCGTCCTCATCTCGTACTACAAGAGCATCCATACTCAAGTTGCCCAGAGAGGTTGTTTTCTCGTAGGTATCTCCCGAAATTACCGGACTGATCGAAATTCGTTTATAGCCTGTTGCCCCACCACCCGGTTCTGTTGAAGCATAGAACTGATAACCAGTCACGTTATCATCAACAATTCCGTCAACATAAATCTGGACTTTCCTATCCAAGCGTTCAACGTAAATCCCACTAGGAGCAATTACACCAGCTTTTACGTCACGTTCCAAGGAAAGATTAGCTTGAATAGAACCAATAGCTGACGTATCCCCATTAGACATAACGGCTCGAACCAAAATCTCATTTCTACCGGAAAGAAGTTGAAGGCCGTCTGGGTAGGCAGCAGGGTTAGGGACTGTGAAGGAAGTTCCTTCGAAAGACACCAAATCTGGATTAGATGAAAAAGCCCCTCCTCGAAGAGACACCTGTACATCTACAGTATCAGCATCAACCGTGCCGGAGAAAGAACGAAATGACAAATCGGTTGTAAAAATATAGTTCGACCGAAGCACGCCATCAGGCCCATAGAATTTAGGTGTTCTTGTATCTGTTGTCGTCATATCACTACTCCGTCGGAATGCCGTCGATAGTCAATTGATTAGGGTAAACTTTATCAGCACCAAGACCGACAGCAGCCGTTCCCAGCATAAGCCCATTCGATCCCATCAAAGCCACTGCTGAAGGCACGGTGAATACAATGCTTAAAGTTACAGGTTCCCCGGAAGCATTCTGAACCACAACATCGATCAAAAAAGTTGTTGGGTCTTGCTGATGAGGAGATACTTGTACGTTCAGAATGGCATAAAGTTGTTCTTTCAAAGGAATTTTCTGGTATTTACCTTGCTCTACTTGGAGGGATTGCATACGGGATAAAGCATTTCGAACATCTTCACTAATCATCATCGAAACACCAGATACAGCCTTCGTTCCGATCCGGCTCATAATCCGTGATCCATACCAAGTATGGTATGGATTGGAACCCATATTTGTCAACAGTATCTTCAGACAGGATTGATAGAGCAGATTCTCATTCTCAATCAAAATCGATTTCCCATCCAACCCGTAACGATAATCATTCTCAACCCAGGTACCGCCACATCGAAGGCATCTCTGAGGAAGAACCGTGTAAGAAACTTTGAACAGGGGATTACCCTTTACAGGATAATCAAATACCGGGAATCTATTGACAAGATCATCTTGTCTCCGATCCAAGCTCCAACTCGGATACAACTGAGCACCACGGGCTCCCCGTTGACGTGTTGCCCCTTGAGTACATTCAGATGATCCAAACCCCAAATAGGAGGCAGCCTTACCGGAAACCTTCACATAAGAGTCAGGGCCGACTGTAGAACTGTCGGAAAACAGTAAATGTCCATTGATATTTTCAACCACGGCACTGGTGAAATTCTTTTTCTGAAGTTCTTTGATAACCTGAACCGTCGTCAACCTGGTTATGCCCGTGACACCAAATGATACAGTAGATGACCCTGCCGGGGTTTCCACCGTCAAAATATCTTCACCTTCAGTCAGATCGAAAGGGCCAGAAATAGAACTGTACAATTGGGCAGCAGAAAATAAACCTCCATAGGGGATGAATAACTCATCATTAACCAACACCCGAACGGTTCCTGATCCTGCTATCGGTTGCCGAGTAAGCAAGGATCTCCGGTCTTCACCGAGAAGGACTCCTTCCTCGATTGTTCGATGGTCACAGGGCCATCCCATTTGAAATTCCCGACTCATTGTACTTTTCGTTTTCTAGCTTCTTGAGCAGCTCTACGTGCCGAAGACCAAGGAATTCCTTTTCGTGCTTTACTCATATTAGCTAGATGTTCAGCACTAAATTTTTTACCAGACCTACGTTTTTTCTCACCCTCAGACATTTTACGACCTCGATTAGCATCTCCTATTTTGTTTTTTGATTCCTGATTAAGATGACTCCCTGTTTTTGCTTTGATAGCTGCTAAGGGTGGTTTACCTTTATGAGCATTACTTATCTTTTTTTTATGCTCCTCTGAGAAAGATACTCCAATATTTTTATCTCTTGCGGCATCTACCATTTTCCGATGTAAATCAGGACGTTCTTGTACCCGTTTTATCCCTGCTAACCTTAATTTTTCTCGTGCCTCTTTATTAGGCACATACCCTTTGAAAGTTCCTGATTTTGGTAATGTGTTGTACCCATTCTGAAAAGAATCTAAAAAATCAATATAATATTGTTCTCTAGGGCTTAGTTGGGTTGAATCCTCCACAATCTCTAGCACACTAAACTTAAAATCTGCCCCCCCGTACAAATCCCAATCTTTTTGAAGTTTCGGTGGACCGCAACCATTATTTAATTTTCTAATGTGTTCTTTCCACCTCCGAGTCATTCGTAAGGACTGCCCAACATAAACACGATTGGTAGTCAAACTCTTAATACTGTAGACTCCTGGAATACGTTCCATAATAAATCCTCCTACACTCGGCATTCTATAGGCTTTGAACCGAGTTAGCATCCCATCTCAAACCGGTTTATTTCTGATTCTACATCCTTGAAAGTGAATCCGTACAACGGTACTAACGGGTTCGGGGAGAAAGACTCCACCAAACCGGTATCAGCAGTTTGGAAAATGAGTTGGTACATTTCCTGGATTACGTTCTGAACCAGAAGGTTGTCATCAAACCTGTCTTCATCGAACTCAGGAACTCCCGACAAAACTCCCCCGAAAGCTTGTACAAGAACATCATCACGTTCTTTCACAAGTTGTTCTCGAAGATCACACTGTTTGATGATCCGCCATTCAATATCCTGGAGACGTTCTTTGATCTCTTGATTTGCCCATGATCGGACATGATGCATACCGGTAAGGATTGTATCAGAATCGAACGATCCTTGATCTTTCCGACCACCCTGCCGGGCTGGGTAATATCGATCTGTATTCATCCAACCACCCATCGAAGCACCATACCCAGAATCAACCTCTCCACTGCCGTCATCGATCATAACCGGTTGTTTCCCCTCATTATCATCTACAGACATAGGGGATATTACACCCCCGTGAGGATATCCAAATTCAGGGTACATGAACGGGGAAATATCCAAGGGATTTCCACCATTTGCCACATATGCCTGCATCAACCGACCCACATTGGAATCGGAAGTGACGGACAAAGACAACCGTGTTTCCGTAAAATCCTCTTCTCCTTCAGCATTTGTAGTGGGTTCGTACCCGACGTAAACGTTCCCAATCCGGTCGATCTCAGCATTGATTGTTGCTATTCTGGCACCAACTTCTTTCCGGTTTCTCAGAAGCCAACTTGTAGTTGCCCGAAAATAGCCAATCGGCCATACCACCATCTTATCAAATGAACTCATAATTTCCTCCTATAAAACATCAGGGGGGTCATCCTCAGACTCCTCAGGGGGTCCAGGAAGGCCGTTTAAAGGGATACCGTCTGGTGGGTCAAGACCTGCCAAGGTCCCGTCAACATCAGGTCTCCCGTCTTTCTTCTGGAACAATGCCAGCAATAACTCATAAACGAAGGGAGGGATACCGGGAACCAGTGGAATTACTACTGCAATTCCAGCACCATAGGCTAAAGGACTGTCGAAAGGTTTGGTCTGAGCACTCACGAAATCAGACAACAATCCATTAGTTCCTTGTGACAGGCACACTAAAGCCGAACAAGGTGGAACCTGGAATAGGAAACCTAAAAGCTCTTGCAGGAGAGCATTGATCCGACGAATAAGTTGTTGAAGTTCAATGATACGGGCCTCTAACCACTCGATATATTTGATGATTGCATCGATGATTGACTGAATGGCTTTTTTAATGGCCTCGATCCAATTTCGAATTGTTTCCAGAACGTCCCCGATCCCCGGCATCATATCGAAAAACCGGATAGCAATCCAGTTTCCATCATCACTCCGGTTCCAAATACCACCGGCCACCCCCAAAGCTATTCGAGCCTCACTTATCAAAACTCCTGTATCATAACCGGTCAAGATTGTTCGAGCATACGCAATGGTTGCACCCTGGAGGGTGTATCCAGGGACACTGGCTTCAATGTCAGCCCTATTGGAATAGATCACAGGAGAATGATCCCCTGAACCTTCCATCATTCCTTCTTTCATCTTGTTCATATTGTTATAAGTATCAACAGGTACAAGAATATCACCGTTCTCTTCTCGTCGGATACTTTCATAAATGGCTTTAATGTTTGAAGGTAACGTTGCCAGATAGCTATCAACCTCAGCAGCCTGAACAGTTCGACTTAATAGGATAGAATCTCCTGTGTTTGCCTCAAACATTTGCGGGGATCGACCCTGAATAAGTCCATCAACCATCAATTTCTGATCGGCATTCTCTATCAAAAGACACCAAGGATTCAAAGCCAGACCTACAGATAAATCTCCACCAGGAGCAACTTCCGTATTAACAGACTCAAGTATGGTGGCTCCCCTAAAAGCACTACTTCCAAGAGGACCCAACTCACTGGGATTCTCAAACAAACCTGATGAGTCTAAGATATCCCCCCATTTAGCAGAACGGAGAACTTCAGTATTCTCCACTACCATCTTCTCAACATCAGGCATCGGGCCGGTACGAGAGTACATATCCTGAACAAACTTGTTGATTCGACGTTCGAGGTTTTTTCTGAAATCCAATGGGGACTCCCCAGTCCGTTTCCACTGTTCACTCGGTCCATAAACACCGTCATACAGAACTCGTAAAAGAGGCTTCAAAGATTCCAGACCACATTCTTCTTTGGCAGTCCCTTCCACAATAAGTTGCCCATTATTGATTTTTTGAATCTGTTCTGGTGTAAGAAGCTGTTCAAGCTCCGGCAGCGTAATCAAATCAGGACGGCACAGAACCAAAACTACCAAAGCTGCTTTAACGGCCTGAAGATATTTGGCAGTATTTGCATTAGGAAATGTCACCCGTTGTGGTCGTGACCATTGACCAATATCCGTCACATTCAAGCCATTAGCCTGGGGAACGACCACATAACCTGGGGCAGCAGCCATTGAAGTCACTTTACCATCACTGAAATTGTACTTGTAATTGTAATTCAAGGCTCCTTTATTACAGGCCGCAATCCGAACATAAACCGTCGAAGCACGTTGTTTATTGCCATCCTGATCCAGAACTTCTTTGATCTCAACCTTTCCATCACTACCGATCTCCAAATCCCCATCGAAAGGCATCTGATCCAATGTCAGATTGAATGAGTACTCTCCTATGAAGGATTGGAAAACCACTTGGGTTTGATCCATATAAAAAGTTCTTTGAAAATACCCGTACATATTATCAATCGGGATCGGAGCATTGTTGGCTGAATTCGTGTAACCATAAATCCGTGTTGATCCGGTCACAGGAGCACCATTAGCCGTTCCGTGGTTAAACCCTAAACTGGCAGGAATACTGAGCATTTCAGCTCCACCGTACAATTTAATTGGTTTGCCGTCGGTCGTGCGTACAAGGCCATAATCACGGGGTTGAGCCTGCTGATTCGGATCACTAGTGCTCGGTTTTGTAGTTGTATTCGACTGTGGTTTATCATACCGAATACTGATCCCGTCAGCTATTGAAGATACCGTAACAATGAAACCATCCGGCCCAAGAGTATTTGCGGGGAACGGATTAAACGGGAAATTCTTGTTTGGAGTGCTGGTTTTGAACCGTACTTGAGCCGTCTGGGGTACTTGCCCAGTCCATCCTGCATCGGCCAATTGCTTAAAAGCATCCCCCATAGCCACAGGGTTCATAATATCGATTGCATCCAACCCATAACGAACCTCAGTAATATTGACATTAGGTAGTGTATTCGACTCCCAGTTTTGCTTGAAAAAGGCAATCAGTCTCATAATGAAAGCAATGAGCCTCTGGATTTCAGAAATATCCACAGACAGATAAAAAAACAATCCAAATACGGTTGTCAAACCGGACACATCCGGCCTGGTCGGGTCTGTTCGATCCGTCAGGCGGGTAATCATCCGACGTTCATAATTACTGTAACCACCACGTAAATTGTCAAATGGATATTCACATAGCTTCCAATCACCTGTAATGTAAAGCCCCATTTGCCGGATGTCTTGTATCAAAGCATTTATTGTATCAATGATCTGCTGAAGAAGGCTCAAGATAGGATTAAGAAACATCGTCAAGAAAGATTTGACCAATTGAAGAGCAGCCAAAGCAATATCCAGCATTGCAACAAGGAATTCAGCCACACTGTTGATAGCATCCCGAGTAGATTCCAGAAAATCTGGAACCTCAATCGTTAATGTTCCCCATTCGGGTCTATCGGGCATTAAACACCTCCACCATGCTTGAGCCGTTCTACCTGCTCTTTCAATTCGAGAACCTTTTTCCGATCCTGTTCAGCTATCCCTTCAAACAAATCCCTCATCTTAACCAGCAATCGGCGTTGCTCATCTAGGGCAACAGGTTTTACCATCTTCTCTTCAACATCCACCCAGTTATCAGGATTGATACCTGCTTTTTTCAGTTCTTCTACCAATTTTTCTGGTGAAATCATGTCAATTTCTCCAAAGATTCCTGCTTCAACAGGAAGCTGATTTGTTCAGCCTTGCGTTGAGCATACTCAATATCAAACCGGTTGATAGCAGCCAAGGAACCGAGAATTGTATGGGTTCGATAAGCCAGCCACACATACCGAATGGGTCGGAATCGATCCTGCTGGTCAACAGCTTCCTCAATCCTGTCAGGTAACACCGGACGTACCTGCTCACCTATACTGTCATTATAGGAGGTATAAGGGTAATCTACTCCCGGTTCAACCGGCCTCATCCCGAATGGGTCATTATCAGCAATCCGTGCCGGAGCCAAAGAATCAAGTTGGGTATCCATCACCCAAAATCTTCGATCAAGGATCGAAACACAGGACTCATTATTCATAAATGGGGACACATCCGTCCGTCCCAAAACTGAAAGCAAGTAAGCATTCGACAAAAGACCCAGGCCGGACTCAGCATTTGTGGTAGACCCCAAATCCTCAATATGGAGGTATTTCTGGAATGCCCAGTAATCCCCACTTTTACCTTCGAATCCCCGACCGATCAACTCAATCAGAGACAGAAGTCGTTCCCGCATCATCAGAACCAAATCGATGGTGTCATCAGAGAACAACTTAGACGGTCGAATAACCCTGTACGAGAATGGTCGAAGGGAGTGGAAATTCGTCGGGTAATTGAACTTAGCCTGGGCATTTCTGTGTTTCGTCGGACGTAAATCCATCTGTCCTTCATCAAGAGTTGGATTCAATTGAGACAGATGAACCGTCGGGTACACAGCATATGCTCGAAGAGTATCCGTAGAATCAAATACCACATCCCCATCCACATCACCACTGAACGTAGACACCCCGGTCACGGTCAAGACGGTATCCTCAACTTTCGTAACTCGATAATAGCCTCGGTTGTCATCACGAGTGTCAGGATACCCTTCATCATACTGGGAAGAAGGAACAGCAGCACCACTCAAATAACCTTCTCGACCTTCTACACCCATATCTCCGATAGGGCGTACTCCACGTTCTTGAATATATGGGATGTTCCCTGTCGGTCTCCGAGGGATTTTCCCAGTGGGATCGACGATCACGATGTCTCCTTTACGGACACCAAGGGTACCAAATTTCTTATTTCCCACACCCGTAACGTTCAAATCATCGGACAGATGATTAGCCACGTCCTCCCAGGCTTGGGTTGTAAGTTCGGGAACAAAGCCACCTACTTCATCCCCATCATCATCACCCCAGGTGGCATCTGTTTTGAGAACAACCCTATCGGTTATCAGTTCCAACAGTTCCTCAGCAGATTGTTCCAAAGGAACCGGAGCTCTACGGAGGTAAATCTCAAATCTCATCCCACCGTCAGCTTTGAGTTGTGCCGGGGTCTTGGTGGTCAGTCCGGGGGCTGCCAATTGGAGAGTGCTTGCACTCACAATCCGTTCAATACGTACTTCTTCCAACAGAGTGCCGTCAGAATCCAAGAGCCGGAACATATCCCCCGGATGAACATTGACATCTTCGTTGGATGTAAAATCAGCATTCAAGAAAGATCCGAGATTCGTACCTGTGTACTCTTCCCCATCATTCCACACATCGGGGGTCTTGGCTTTAGGTGTTCCCGCTACCCAAGCTGTATCAAAATCCATCACAAATTGATTAGCAGTCACGATTCCCCGCTGACTTGTCGTTGTGGGATCGGAATCATAATCCGTAATCCGGCCGCGCCGAATTTCATAGGCATACCGAAGGGGTGCCAATTTCAGATTGACATCCTGAATTTCGTGGAACCGGCGGATTCGTCGAACTTCAAAGCTCACTGCCGACGGGGTTACAGGTGCAAAGGGTACTCCTGCAAAGTTTCCATAAGAATCAGAACTTCTTGCCCCGATCTCCCGTTCGTCATCGGCCAACAAGGTTGGGTCGGGGAGGGTGTTGTTATTGTCCACTACCTTTGGATGGTCAGTATACAAATTCAATGCCTGCCGTGGGAAAGAGGGTTCCAGGAAAATACCTGAAAGAGCTCGATGGCCGTGGTACAAAGCATATTGAGTTTCAGGGTCCATCGTAGGATCGGCAAGAAGCAACTGACTTTGTGGCAGCAGGCAATGAGCATAGTAATTGGGCATTGCCACAATGGTTCCAATAGAAGTGGTAGGCAGATCAATACCCATCCAAGTTACATCAGCCAGGGAATTCATCAAGGTATTGACCACATAGGAGTAGACCGGAGTTGTCTTGTCCTCATAGAAATCATTATTAATTTCTGGGGTATAAGACATAGGATACACTTGATCCGGTGCTACAAATCCTGCACCATCCACAATATTTGCTGGCCCTGTAAACGTAACCGGAGTTGTGTCTGTCAACCGGCTATCGATATTGAACCTTTCAAATCCATTGACAACACTGCCTCCTGCAAAGTCATTGAACCCAACGACGTTATTGGCAGGCAGGCCATAATTCTCTCCTGACACATTCACCGGCCAAGCCTTCATCCCAGACACTTGGTAAGAAGCATCCAGTAAAGCTGCCAACTCTGCATTCGTTGCAATAATCGGGTACTCAACCGCTGCCGGAGCAGCAGCCGGATCTCCACCAGTATAGGAACCATCATTCACAGTCCCTAAAGGAGACAGGGTCAGAACACACTGACCTGAAGGAGTAATGGTTAGATCGGTGTACTGAAGTCGAAGAATTGACTTCTTGTAGGTGTTAATAGCAGCATCATAGTCTGGACCAGCACCGGGGTTGAGTGTGGCCAGACCGCCTTTATTCCTGATGATGTACACAAACGTGTAAGTCCCCGGTCCGGGTACTGCCGCCGGTTTTGGGAATCCTGACTCCCAACCAATCGGGTACTCCGTATTGATCGTACTCTCCAGTGCCTTAATAGAAGCCGGATCAGATATTGCCAACTCGTGTGCAACTTCGTCATAACTGACCACAGTTGGGAAATGAACAGGGCACCATCCGGCACCATTCCCTGCAATGGCCGTGGGAGCAGACCACCACCACTGATCTGCTGGATTCGTTGCCGGGTTGTATTGTGGGATGGCATGTCGAACCAGATATGTCCCTGCTTTGGTCGTGGCCTCACCGTTGTAACCGGACTTCACAACCAGAATGTCACCGGACTCGATCTGAGCCAACCCTTCAGGTGCCGGGGTTGCGTATGGTGGGGAAGGCCAAGCTTGAGGTACCGGATCTGTGATAACAGTATCCGAAATACGGTCGTCGTACAACTCTCTTAAATCAGGAGGTCCTATTAGACCTGAATCAAATTTGCTCTCGATTACCCCAGTGCCTTTACAGATGGAATTGTATGTGGTCACAAAGAAAGCATCTGTCCAAGCACATCGATCATTCGAAGCTGCCCCACTGAACGTTGCCAAATTCCCAAGTATCGGGATATTCCCCGTAGCCCCATCATAACCTTCGAAACCGTGAACCACAAGAGTACCCACACCGGCAGCATATTCTCCAAGTACCCCTTCTCTATTGAGGAATGTAAATGGCACCGGCTGACCGGCAGACTCCCCATTACAGAACGTGTTAATAATTGAGGAATATTGGGGGGTTATAGCATCGTGCCCAACAGTCACTTCATAGATGGACAGTCTTGTTTCCAACTCAGTGAGTGGGTTCAAGTAATGCACTGCCCCACGTTCCTGAGCCAGCCTGAAATCGATCCCTTCATAGAAGGACAATCGATCAGAACCAATGTAAGCTGTGATAGACTCACCCGGCAGAAGGGCCGTGTTGTACGTGTCCACATCAAATGCAAAATCCATTCCGTAATCTGCGGAGGTATAAAGGTTTCCTCCGAAATCCAACACCTCATAAGGGATAAACCAATCAGGACGGACTGTTGGGGCAGGGGGTGGGTTTGGCATATCCCAGATCAAATCCATCATCGGAACAGGAAGACTGGAGAATGTCAGCAGGATGTACCGAGTGTTGCCTGGGATATAATCCGTTGGATCGACACCTGGAAGTGCTGCAATGACAGCACCATCCACCCCGAACTGGGCATTGGTGATATTTCCCGTTGTTACGGGAGGATCAACATAGTTTGTGACCGTAAATCCAGTACTCTGGATATCCAATGTCAGTAAAACTGACCCGAATGCCGGAGCCGGGGCCCCTCCGGGGCCGATGAGGGCTGCTGGGTCATCGTGTGAGATGAATTTAACGGTGATCTTGTTGTTAGGGGATGCTGCATAGATGGCATCCAGTCCAGTCATATCGATAACAGCTATACTCGTAAAGTCCAACACCATATAATGTGCTGCCAGAGCCGGGGCATCATAAGTGCGCAGTTGCACCCCATTGAACGATCCTGATTGGTCTTCACTCACCATTGCATTCTCGACCTTATACCGGATCGGAGAACCTATCTTCGTCTGAGTGACAAACCTGGGGGGTTCAATCAAAGAACCCCATTCTGTAGTAGGAGCAAACTCGTTATTTTGCCCCAGATTCCAATTACCGTTCCGGTTTCTGATTCGACCAACCGACAATATCCCCATTGCACCGTTGACCGGGGTCAAACTACCGTCTGTAAATGGGCTGGGACTACTTACTTGAGTAAACAGGAGATCATATTCATCCAGATCAGCCGTTCCGGGCTCCTCTGATGCCTCTGTAGCCTTCGGTTGCACGTCGGTCGTTGTCAGAAGGGCTGCCGGTTCATTTGCCGGTATGATATTCGACTGGGTGGCTAGCAGCGGTAATGTCGTCACACACCCGTCGTTTCCCATCCATTCGTTCGGGTACAAACCCCAGGGTAACGGAAGGTGGTCATCGATTTTCAGAATGTCGGCCAGGATGACTCCATCATTGTATCGATCCAACTCAGTATTTCTCACCAGGAGGAATGGTACATGGTAATCACCGGAATCATCCTGAAACTCTCCTTCCAGAGCCGGTATCAGGAGAGGGTTTTGACCACTATAATAAAACTCAACTGATCCTTCCAAACAAGTCACCGGAGGTGGGGGGTTCTGACCAAATGCTTCT